CCTCTGCTACATAAAATTCAGATACATGGCGTGTTGAAAACCTTAATGTATTGTTTTCCATTTCTACAAACATACATCCTGTGCCAAACACAACTAAATCTACATACATCTCATGCACTTCAGTCTCAAAGTTTGACATTGTAAAAGCACGCATCATTCGTTGAGAACTATCTTCTAACCATCTCTGCACTTCTTCATCTCTGCCAAGCTCTTCATCTTTCATTGTTAAATGAAACCAGGCACTTGCACCTGATGTAAGCATCCCATGTAATGAACTAGAAAGTAAATCTACTGATTGTAAAGCTGTGCCGTCAAAGATAAGTTCCATTTTCTTTTCGCCACGACTTCTCTTTTTGACTATATCGGCTTTTCTTGGCAACATATAATCTGCAAGCTCTTGATAATGGTTGTTCCAATTATCACGCTGACCCTCAATGTGTTGGAATCTAGCGACTATATCTTTTACATCCATCATATTCTTACCCTAATAAAGTTGGTGAACCGCCTGTACTACTCATACTAGTAGATGTTTCGTCTAAATTACCAGCGACTATTGTGCTACCCCTACCTCTGCGTTTTTTTCTTTCTGTCGTTTCTGCTTCCTGTGCCAACGCTGTAGCTGTTTCATAATCTGTTTGTGTCGGCTCTGGTGGCGGTGGCGGTGGTGGCGGAACATAAACTTTAGGTTTTAAAAACGACATTGTAAGCTCCTATGTAATAGCTTTTTCTGATTTAGGTCGCTGAACAACACCATAACCTTCTATTATTGTTCCTGCTT